AAGACCACCTTTTTTATTCTTGCCCGATTTTTTAGTCCAGGCAGCACCTTCTTCAAGTTCACTTCTCCAATCTGAAGCATCTTCAAATCTTACCTTTGGTTTTAGTTTCTTACCATCAGGTGAAGGAACAAACTCTCCAGTCTCTGAAGACTTCATGTCATTAGTATCTACATCACCATCCACATCAGCATCGACTCTTCTTACTGCTTTTGCAACAAGTTTTTTTAGATTGCCACCGTCAATTTTTGATTCTTCTTTTTCTTCTGTTGACATCCGATTTGATACTGTATCTTTAACCTTTTGTGTAACCTTCTTTTTTGCTGCATTAACAGCAATCCTTCCACCAATCTTTAGAGCACCTGCAACCACTGGAGCAATTTCATCAATCTGCTCACCTTCGAGTTCTACATGATTTCTTTGTAGTGGATTATAATAAGGATTTACATCACTTTTATATTTTGGACCTTTAGAAGTGAATCCTGCTTTTCCTCTTTTCTTTTCAAATTCATGTCTATTTTTAGGACTTAACTTTCTTTTTGGAATTGGTTTGCCAGTAAATCCAATTTCAGTCTCATCTTTTGCTTCATCTACAAATTCTTCATTTGCTTTTACGCAAGAACCTTTTTCTCCTGGAACAGAACCTCTCTTTCTCTTATATCCTTTCCAACACTTTAGTTCATCAATAGATTCAACTTCTTCTTTTTTTAATTTTTTTTTAAGTCTATCTATACCCTCTTTTGTTCTTTTAGATGCAGGTCCAGCATCCCACTGTTTTTCTTTTGGTACTTCAGGACCTTGCACTTCATTATTCTTTTTAATTTCAAAACTCGGCGACTCAGAAACTAAAGGTTCTGGTTTAATGATATCAATAAACTCATATTCGGTTGCCTTAAAGTCGTCTCTCCAATCAGAGTATTGAACATTTTCTGAAACTGCTTTCTTTGCGACCTTTGCAACTTTACCTGCAGTATCTACACCAGACTTCACACCTGTACTAAACTTCTTAGCACCCTCAGCACCAACCTTTGCTGCCTTGGAGATAGTTTTTCCAGTTTCTCTGACAGCGTTCATTGCATCCCGATGTCTCTTCATACCTGCAGTTACTTGTTTTGCAATTGCATCTAATACAGGTCTTCTCTTTGGTTGTTTCTTTTTAGCAGTATCTGCTGCAGACTTAGTTTTTTCTGTAGACTTAGTTTTTTCTATAGATGGTTTTTTCTTTGCTGCTTCTCTAGCATCAATTTCTGCTTTTACTTGTGCATAAGTTTTTCCACCTGTTCTTCTTTTTGCTGCTCTTGCCTCAGTAAGATATGTAAATTCGGCAATGTCCTGAACAAATTCAACAAAAGATTCGAGACCAATTTCTTCGATGAAAATTTCTACTCCATCCTCATTAATTCCTTCATTAAAGAAATATTCTGCTGCAGTATTTACTACCCATTCTTCACTTTTGTTGCCCCAGTTAGCAGCACCTTTCTTACGACATTGAACTAAACGACCGGAAGCATATGCTGAAGGCCAAACATCAGAGTTTGCCTTTACTTTATTGTAACAAGCATCTTTTTTACCACTACCCTTACTCTTTTTATCCTTTGCTTCAGTTACTTGTAATTCTTCTTTCATTTTCTTTTTCTTTTTTGGGTTGTCAGTTGAAACGTAAGTTGGTTTTGCTGCACCAGATTTTTCTTGTTGTTTAGAATCTTCTGTCTTCTTTCTTCTTGCCGAAGATCTTCTTTCTGCTGGAGTCATACTGTTATATTTAGAACGAGATACACACTTTGGCACTCCTTCACCCGGTTCATCACTTGCACAAGTTCCACCTGTAAGAACGTTTACCCAACCAGGTTTTGCTTTTTTGCCATTTTTACTTTTCGACTTTGAACCTTTAAACCAATTATGTAAGGTGCCTTCACTAACTCCTCCTCCATTAGAACCCCCATTAGAGTTCCCATTTCCATTTCCATTGCCATTCTGGTGATTTCCATTCTCTTCGGACTCATTTTTTTCATTTTCATGTTCCCTACGAAGATAACCACCCAAACCCACACGATATCCTGTTGGAATTTTCTTACATTTTTTATCTTTATAGCAGTAGTAATACCCCTGCTTACACTTCTTCATCTTTTTCGGTAGAATTATTATTATTTAGAAAACCTTGTTTTAACATCTTCTGAAGTTCGGAAGTGGAACCTACAAAAACTGCATTATTAGTGACATTATTGTTTGTGGTTCTATTAGTTTCCATCTGAATTTCTTTAAGTTTTTTCTGAAGATCAATTAACTTGTCTGTGGTATCTGCAACACTTTTAATTAATTGTCCTGCAACCTCATATGCTCTTGGACTACCTCCTTCACCTGCAACTTCCATAATTCCGTTGATTGCTTCTTGACCTTTTTCAATCAAGGAATACAAATTTGCACGACTAAATTCGTAATCTCTATCAATATGTACATCATTTGATTTTTCTATTTTTAATTGATGTGGTTTTACATTAACAATTTCACTTTCGGTATTAAGTGCTTTATCTATAGAATCATATTCATTACTCATAATTATTAAATATCAAGTTGTTGAGTTGGGCTATAAGATTTACTATCCCCAAGGAACTCCCAATCTTCATCAAATCCATAATTGTCACCGGGATTTGCTGTTATTGGATCTGGAGTTGCCGTATATCTCATTTCACGTTTTGCATTTTTCGTATCAGTATCTGCATATAGATCAACTTGAACCTTACGAATAAGACCTTCTGTAGAGTCTGAAATAGGTCCAAATATATAAGTTTTTGCTGTAAATCTTAATGTATATATGAGTGCTCTTCTTGTAGAGAAATCACCCTCATAATCATCTTGTAATTCAATGTTGTCCATTACAATAGGAACATCTTTTTTCTCACCAATGGAATCAACTAAATCGATTGTTAGATTAAAAGAAGGTTGAAAATATGGCAAAATTTGCTCAATAATTTGTAATGAATCATCACTTAATTTTGCATAAATGCTTAGTTCAAAACTAATATTATATGGAACTGGCATATAGACTTTTTGGATATTGCCATTTACATCGTTAGTTTTAAAAGTCTTTGTAACACTAGTTTTTCTAGAAGGATCATATTGAATCCCAGACATCTCAAAAGACATTCTGGGTAAAGTAATGGCAATTGGTTTATTTAAATCGGATTGTTGCTGAATCTTCGCAATAAACTTTTGTGTGGGACCATAACTCAGACCAACTTTAGTTTCATCTGCAATGCTACCATCTTTATTTCGGTGTCTGATGTAGATGTCATTAAATAATGTTCCAAATCCAATTATGGTTTTTCTAATTATTTCGTGATAAAAATAGGTTCCTAACATTAGTATTCTCCAAATGGATTTTTTTCAGTAAAATCTAAAATAGAATCTGCTTCAATTTCAAATTCTTCATTTTCGTCATATGATTCCTCATAACTATTATTGTCATAGGATTTGAGAATATAAACTGCAGAAGATTCTGATCCTGTGATAGTTTCACCAGCAGAAAACTGTCCACTATTTATGGCAACTCTCAGTGTTCTTGGTGGATTTATGGTGCTAATTCCAGGACCTCTAAGGACTTCATAACTTCTGACAACAGCAGTTGTTCCTGAAAGTGATCCAGTAACAGTTTCATTGTATAAGAAAGTTCCTGCTGCACTGACAGTGCTTGCCGCGGAAATATTTACACTAGGTGCTTCAGTATAACCAAATCCTGCATTGACTATTTGTAAAGTAACTTTTCCATCATTTAAAATTGTCCTTGCTGTAGCCGTCTCACCAAGTCCTACAGGACCATCGATTGTTACTGAAGGTGTCAAATAGTATCCAGAACCTTGTTCGTTCATTGTGAGTAGTCTGACACCACTATCAGACACCACTGCAGTTGCTGCTGCACCTACACCTCCCCCACCACTTATATTAATTGTTGGTGGATTTGTTGCTGTATATCCACTTCCAGCATTTGTAATTACTATAGATTCTAAAGAATTGACACTACCGACTGAAGTTGTAATTGCAACAGCAGTAGCTGTTACTCCACTAGTTGGTGCTGAAATTGTTACAGTAGGTTCTGATGTATAAGCATAACCATCATCATTTAAAATAATTCTACTTACAATTCCATCACCGATTGATGCAGTTGCCTCTGCATTAGTATATGAACTCGGTGATAAATTTAAAGTTGTAATATAACCTTCGTCCTCTACAGTCTTATCAACAACATCAATTGATGTATCAATGACTTCATTTTCATACTCATAAAGTTCACATTGAAGTTCAAAAACATAATTTTTTCCTAACTGGTAAAATGGTTTTTCGAATTCAACTCTTTTTATTTCAAATAATCTTTCTCCTAATGGAAAAAATATCAAATCTCCTTCGGAAGGTCTCTTTGCTAATAAAGTTTCGAATCCAGTCAAAGTTTCATCCACAAGACCTTGATTTAATCCTGATATGAAAGGTCCTATAAAATCTTCAAATCTTTCTTTTGATATAATTAGATTTATTTCATTCTTCAATCTCAAACCAAATTTAGACATGATATCACTACCTGGAGTATATCCTTCGTAATTATCCAAATATGCCTCAATCAAAAAACTATCATTAAACTTTGAAGTTTTTGCCTCTCTTAGAACATCATCAAGATTTAAAATTTTTCTGGGGAGATAATATACATCAATTCCATAAATTTTTAACTGCTCATTAATTAAATCCTGCATTAAAAATTGTTCTGAAGAAGAACCTTGCAAGAAAAAAGGATTTAGTGCCATAATTATCCTATACAGTCTAGAGGTGGAAGTTCATATTCTTGACTCATTTTTTGTTTAATTTCATCAAGTTCTCTAATCGCATCATCATAAATTTGTCTTCCATTTAACTCAATTCCACCTGGAAGTCTTACACCATTAAATTTTATCAAATTTTGTCCCCACTGCCTTTTGATTAAAGAAGTAAGATATAACTTTACAAAGGTATCATTGTAAATTTGATTAAAATTTGTAGGATCAAGAGCTCTATAACAATCAAGTATAATATATGTATCTTTTGATTGTGATTCCCAATCTAAATCCAAATATAATCTATCTTGCCTTTTATTAAATCTAATTTGCGTATCTGTAGTCAGTAAGAAATCAATATCTTCGAGATAAGTCTTGAGCATAGAGTACTGAAGAAGTTCAATAGAATTGAACTTGTACATATCATTCAAAAATAACTGATATTTGACACTAAACATTCCATTTGAAATTGAACTAGTATCAAATTTAAATATTTTTTCTATACCAATGATAGATTCTGGAACTTTAATATAATTTGAATTCTCATAATAATTAAAAGTAGTTGCAGTTCCTACTATAGTTGATGTACCGGAAGTCGTTACAATACCAACACCACCTTCAGCACCTGCTCTTCCTCTATCAATATCATCCTGAGTAATTTTATATTTCAAATACATTCTTTCGACACCATCGAAGTGTCTTTCATTAAAATATTGAATGGTGTCATCCACCAAATCATCAATTTGATCATCATCTACATTGATTTCCAAGACTGGAGCTCCCAATCTTCTTAGACAATAATCGATTAAACCTTGTCGTGTGCTTGGTTTAGCCACTAGAATTCTCCTCCATCAATGGTTGTTGTCCATACAGGAGTGTCTGTTCCTGCAATTTCTTGTGTTGTTAATATATAGTTGCTTGTAGTAATAAATCCTGTAGTGCTTGCGGTACTTAATAAAGAACCATCAGAATTAAAAAATGCAATTCCATTTGGACCACTAAAATTGCCACTTACATAAGATACACCTATACCTGGTATTACATTACCAGATAGACTTAAGTCAGAATTTATTTGAACAACATCATCGAAAGTTGATTGTCCTCCTACAAATAATGTATTTGTAGCAGAAAGATTGCCAGAAGTTACAATACCTGCAAAGTAACCATCCTTCCATTTTTTTAATTCTGAACCAATATCATAAGTATTAGTCTGATCAGGAATTAAATTTGATATAAATTCACCAATTACATTAACATCATCAGTATCAGAATTTCCTATTCCAATGGTTCCACCCTGAAAGGTTACAGAACCAACAAATGTAGATATTCCACTAACAAATAAATTGTTACCTACAGAAAAATTATCATTTACGAATAAATTACCTCCAGTAGTGGTAATTCCTCCATTAGAAGCAAGTGTAGTTATTCCTGTTATGTTAATGTTTTGTGAAACATTAACATTTTGTCCAACATTTAAATTACCTCCAATTCCCGTACCACCTTCAACAACAAATGCTCCTGTTGAAGGTGAAGATGAACTGGTCGCATTTGTAAAAGTTACTACACCAGTAGCACCAAATGTAGATGTTTGAATAACATCAGTTAAAAAGAATGTAGAGGTGTCAGAATTATAAACAAGAATTAAACCACTTTCATCTACTTGAGTTAAATCAACATCAGATAAATTTGATAACTTTGAAGCAGATCCTGTTTGCTGTGAGAGAACTTTTATAGCTCCCACTTGACCAACTCTTACTTTGGTCGTTTTACTATTAATAAATTTGGCTTTTATATCTGCCATTACCTAGTCACACCTCCCCTTACTAGCACGTTCCCTTCTACTGCTTTTGTGACAGATAAAGATGTTCCATTAAATAATTTAATGTCATAGACATACCTACCTGGTTTCAAACCTGCTGTTATAGAAGATCCTAAAGATACTTTTATTTTTCCAGATAATCCATCTCCAACAATAGATGCATTCATACTAATTGATGCTGAACTAGTGTATGTTTTTCTTATTTGTGCAGAAACTGTTTCATTTGCTAAGTTTAGTGGACTTGCGGTATTAACATCTTCTAATTCAAAAGTGCCATCAAAATCGAAACCTTGCTCAATAACTAAGTTTGATACAAAAATTGCCATTATTTTAAGATATTAACTGCAGTTATATTTGTATTTATATTGATATTAACCCTTTGACTTTAAAATCTCCTTCAGTAAAAGTTTTAATTCCATAATGTCTTTTTTAATATTATCAAGTTCTTCTTTTTTTTCCTCTTTTATATTTAAAGAATTAACATACTGATCATAAGTAGTGCTATCACAGTTTACGATAGCACCTGTTTTTTCGTCACGATATAAATTTGAATATCCTTCAACTTTTATCATCTTATTGCAATACATCTAAGATCATTTATTCTTACTGCTTTTGCTTGATTTGTACTGGAAGATACAATTTTTATAACAAATCCAGTAAACAAATCAAGATTTTCTGCAGTAAAATCATACTGTAAAAATTCACCTTCTATACTAGAATCAACTTTTCTATCTGGTAGTCCACTATTGTTTCCTTCATCAATAACAACCAAACCATCTTTACTCTGAGTGAGATTTGTATAACCGGGGAAAAGATTGAATGATTGTTCAACTTCACTGGAGTCAGATTTTATTAGTTTATACAATACTCTAAAATCAGTTCCTACAGGTTTTTCTGCGGATAATATTACCTTCAGTGTTGATGCAGGATTTTTTAATTTGATCAGATTGGAATAGTATGCAGATGAGTGAGGATCTTTTAGTGAGGAATTAACTCTACTATCTTTAGCATAATCTGAAACTGGATTATTCAGACGATATGAGTAGAATTCTGTAAATGCATGATCTAAGTTTAAAATAGGTGAGAGATTGGAATCACTAGTTTCAAATTTTATCGCAGTAGTGAATGATTTTTTATTTGGTAAATTTTCCAAATATTCATTTTGATTTTCTTCAGAACAAACCAATCTTACACTGTTCAATGGGTTGAATGAATTCAATAAAACATCCTCAAATCCTTTATCGTTGAATGATGCTTCATTTCCACCAACACTAGTTCCCGTAACAGTTCTTATTTGAGCACTTACAGAAGTGGAAGAGCTTGGAGTAGTAATATCATAATTTGGTACAACAGCACCAAAAGATATATTTTGAGATGCATTTACATTAGAACCTCCTAATACTCTATTGTCATTGAATGATAATTGTGGATAATTATTTGTAGATCCGTCAAGACTTCTATCATTTCCATATGTATTTCCTCTAGAAAATTCAATATAGTAACTATCCATTTCAATTGGTGATGAAATGTTATGAGTAATATTATTAATTCTCCTCAAAGAAACTCCAGATAACTCATATTTTTCTACAGTTGAACCATTTGCGTGAGATGTAATTTTTGTAGAATCGATTCCTCTTCCATTAGAACTTATTGTAAGAGATCCACTTCCTACAGCACTATAAGAAATAATTTCATCTTCGACTTTAATATAACCAAGATTAGTTCCACTGACAGGAATACCCTCGAAATTAACGAAAGGAGAAGTATCTACAACACTGACAGTAGAAGTATTGTCAACTGATAATGCACTATTTAAGATAGTACTTACCTCACTAGATTGTATATTCTTTAACATTACTTTATTAGTATTAGAATACATTCCATGATTGAAATGTTCAACTTTAATATAATTACCAGAATTTATTCCACCATCAGAAACAGAGTCTATTATATTTGCTGATGTTGTTACTATTGATCCAGAATTACTGTAGTAACTTATTCCCACACCAACAGCAAACTCGTGATTACTTCCTTGAGCACCAAACTCACCCTGAACATTAGTGAGATATACAGTATCTAATCCGTTAATGGCATTAATCGTTATTCTGGATCCACTTCCAGTTTTGGTTGAAGTTGAAGATGTAATAATACCTACAACATCACCAACTTGATATCCATTACCTGAATCTGTGGAAGAATTACCAATACTAGTAATAGTTCCTGAGGAATTTGAAGTAATATTCAACTTTAAATTTCTTCCTTTACCTACAATATTATAAGTATCAACGGTTTCTGTTACTGATTTTGGATAATTTTCTCCAGTTGTAGTAAGTCCTACATTGGTAACAGAACTTCCAGTCCCAACAACTATTGCACTTCCACCATTAGAAAAAGTTCCTGCTAATTTTCTTCCTACAGAAAGTGCTTCAATTAAAATAGGGCTAGTAGTTGTAGAAATTGAAAGTCTTCCAGTTTTTGGTAAAACCGTAATAGAATTATTTTTCAATTTAGGAACAAATGTATTTCCTTCACTTAATTGTGTATTATAAAAATAAGCAATTCCTGAATTTTTTGTAAACTCTGCCTTATATAATTTAAATTTTAGATCTTGGTAATTATTTGGAGTCCAATTAGATCCATTTTGATTTTTATATAAAAGTCCAATTCCTACTTTTTTTGTATATCTGACAGTATCTACATCAGGTAAATTCTTAGTTTCAATTGTTTGTTGTCCCATTACAGCCGTCCAAAGACTATATTCTTCAGACTTATCAGAACTTACAACAATAGCATATTCTTTCCCTGGTTCTAAGAATATAGGTTCTGGGAATTTAATGTTAGTTGCAACATTCCCAACAGTAGAAACATTAATATTGATAGTTTCAGATCCATCCTCATTCAGTGTCCTTGGCTTTAAAATAGCAGGTTTGCCGATAACTCTTCTTGTAGGAATTCCGTATTTTGTAGATCTGATCTCTACAGAAATTTCTTCATTTCCACTATCAATTGATGCGAAATATAAATCTATTGATGTTAAAGTTGCTCCATTA